ACTTTAGTTTCACCTACTTCTTCTAAATACATAACTGGCCAAGAGGTCATGTTAAAATCAGGCCATACTGCCAAAATTATTGGAATTGATCCAATTGCTAAAACCTATAAGGTTATGGGCTCTGATAATAAAGTTCAATCCGTTAAATCTGATGAGATTGAAAAGACTGAGCCTAGCCGATATGATGATTATCAAACAGCTGGACCAAATCCCGAAAATCCAAATGAGCTTTTAATTAAACAAAAGGACGTTAACGTAGACCAAAGCTTATAAACTGTAGTATAATTAGTCTAAACAACAATTATAAATGGCAGACGTATTATGTTCAATTGAAGAGGCTAGACAAAATGGAACCCTTCAGGTTTTCCAAAAGAAAACCAAATATCACGATTATCAATTTCTAGTTAGGTCTGAGGAAGAGATTAAATTTAATGTCTCTCAAAATATTTCAACTAAACCAACTGGTGGTGAATATTTTAAACCTCTATTCATACCGCATTATGCGCAAAATGGAGGTCCACTAAACCTGGAAGATCTAAACCATGAAGATACATGGTTAGACGCTGGCGGCCATATCGGTATCTTTGCAACCCGTTTATTAACTCAATTTCCAAAAGTAAAGAAAGTCTATTCATACGAACCTTTCCATAATAATGTGGAGTTCCTAGAACAAAATGTTCAAATGAATGGCGTTCAAGATCGTTGTGAAATTATTGAAAAAGCAATTGTTGCAGATGATTCATCTGAAGTAGAATTTTACCTATCACAAGACTCTGGCAAGCATAGCGTGCATCACATTAGAGGTCGTCAGGTTACAACTGTCCCAGCTGAGAATATAAACACTATTATCAAAGAAAAGGGTATCACAGCCATCAAGATGGACATTGAAGGGTTAGAGTATGATATGATTAAAGCCTTAAATCAAGAGAGCCTAGACCAAATTCGTCTCTTTATTGTTGAATACCATTTTCATTATAGTTGGTTATTGGAAAATCGATCAGCTAAATTTACTGAAATCCTTGATATTTTTAGAGCAAACTTTGGGCAATTATTTGTTAATCCACGTACAATAAACGGAAAGCATTTTATTACGCATTTTGCCGGTTTTAAAAATACTTAATCAAAAGTCGAGTATAATACCTATTATGGAAAATAAAAAAGCCCTTTATGCATATTTTGGTGAACTTGGAATATTTAATGAAAATATTCCAGGTCATACCTTTTACCAATTAGGTTTATTAGATGAATTGGCTAATCAATATGAAATTGATAAATTTGATTTTGTAAATTATTTAGATACTGGAATGGTTAATCTTGCAGGTCGACCTAGCTTTCCGGAAGATCAATTGGGCAAAGTATTTAATCAATTTGCAGATAAATTAATTGATAATTATAGATTACATCAATCCACAGTATTTGAGGCTATTAAAAATAAAGAATATTCAAAATTATTTCTAAAGGCTCGATTCAGAAATTTGTCTACGCTTGAAAAGAAATTAAAGGATGCAGCTTATTTTGAAACTATTATTAATATTGCGCTAGCGTCAGGCTATGAAGCAGCCGATATTGTTATATTAGATACAGATCTTTCATTATCCAATGAGTTTCTTCTTAAATTAACAGAATTAGGAATACGTAGAGAAATTCCATCAATTACTATTCCAGGTTGTAGTAAAGGCTTTATGAATGCGTGTTTAGACGTACATCAAGCCCATACAAATAAAGATTCAACCCATTTAATGTATTATGGAAACCTATCATTTGATAATTACAAAGAAGGCCATTCTAAAAATCCAATAATTATTGACATTATTTCTGCAATTGATAGCACCAATAAATTTGATGAAAGTTCATTTACTATGACGGTTGCTGCAAAGCACCATCCAACTTTGGAAAGCTGGATTGATACAATGCGTAATGTTGCTCTTTGCCCAAGAGAAAATCGTGAAGCAATCTGGGTGGACATGCAGATGTCTCAAGTTTCAATAAATGTAAGTAAGGATCTCTACCTAAAAGAAAGGTTCACTCCGGCTAGGGTTTATGAATCTGTTATATTTGGAACTATTCCAGTTTCTTATAAAGACCCAAGATTTCATCCAGCAATGTCATTTGATACAGTAGATGATTTTTTTGAGATTTGTAAATTTCTATCAGATTGTTCAACTGGTGACTATTTTAAAATATTGCGCCAGATTGCCGATTCACTTTAATACCCGATCACTCGAATAAATAATAAGAAATTACCATTACTACCTAATGAGATATGTAATTTCAGCAGACCAGTACTTTAGTCAAGGGGCTGAACCAGTTAACGAAAAACTGGTTCAATACTTTCAAAATATCCCTGAGTCTTTTTGGGCTGCCTTAGATGCAGTTGACTTTAGTAAATTAAGTAAACCTAGAACCCCTAATCATTCAGAAGAAGAAATCTTTGAACATCAAGTTTTTTTACTTGAAAATTTTGAAGATATTAATGATATTATCAAAAAGGAAGACTTTTTGGTTAGACAGGGATATGATACCATTAAACTTAGACTTAACGAATCATACCTACATACTGTCCAATTAATTAACGAAGGCGTAATGAGTTCAGTTATGAACTTTGTAAAAGCCCTAGTTGCTGACCCAGATCCAACTGAAATGGGTCTAAATATTCTAAGATTAGTGTTAGACGTAATTGGGATTGTTCCTTTTACTTGGGTTGGATTTCCAATTGACGTAGTTGCAAATATCCTATCTGCAATAATTTCTTTATACAAAGGCGAATACGTATCAATGATACTTAGTGTAATTGCTGCAATTGACGTTACTAAAACTTCAAATTTCTTAAAAACTATTAAATGGTTACCTAAACCAGCTCTTAGTCTACTTGAAAAATTAACCAAAATTCTATGCAGAACTGGAAGTTCTGCAACCGAAATTGGGCCAGCAGTTCTTGCCTTAAAAAATGGAATTAGAACACTAGGCAATAAAAGCATTTCGGGAATAATCGTCTCTTTATTTAAAGGAGTTGCTAACTTTTTTGGAACAGTTGCAGTTGGTGTACTTAAATTTGTTACTAATTTTATAAAAACTGTTTTTAATTTAGTTCCAATTGTTGGAAAATATGGAGTAAAAGCAGTCCAAGCATTTGAAAGACTTGGACTTGAAGCTCAACTTGCGCTATTTGGTCGTAATTTTGAAACTGCGGCTAAATTATTAGGAGAAGAAGCTACTAAAAAAGAAATTGCAAAAGGCGCTGATAAATTAGCAGATACGGTAATTTCTAAAAAAGGCGTTGAATATGCAGCAACTAGTCCACAAGGAAAAGCTATACTTAATTCAACTGCATATAAAGATTTTGACCCAGCGGTAATTACGGCTTATGCAAAAGAAGGAGGGTATTCAGCTGACTTACTAAAAGCGGTTGAGCAAGATAAAAAATTTATGGCCTCAATTGCAGGTCAACCCGAGGCTCTCCAGCAAGTAGCAAAAGCTGCAAAGGTTGAAAATGAATTAATTGGAGCATCGGTTGATGCAATTGATCAAATTATTAAAAAGGATCCAAAATTAACTGAATATTTTGCAAAGAAGTATGACTGGAAGCCAAGCGGAGAATATATTACTCAACTTGCAAAGGACGGAAAGGTTGATGATATTCGCAAAGTTTTTAAAACAATGTTAACTGATCCAGCTGTTGCTAAAAATTTATCAAAAGCTGAAGTTAGGGCATTTACGCCATGGGCAACCAAACCTGAAATTTTTATTCAGGGTGTTAAAAACTTTGATGATACGGTTTATGTATTGGCTAAATTAACAAAAGCCGGCGGAGCTCTTGCAACTAGAGGTATATTTCTAAAAAGGCTACTTAATTTTATTTCTAGACTTGCATGGCAGCGTTATGGTAGTTGGGATTGTATTAAACAAATGGCAACTGGCAAGGCAAATTCAGCCGCATCTGGTTTAATTGGAGGAGCCTTAACTCCTGCAGTAAATGAAGAAGATTCAATATCTACTGGAGATTCTACAGTAGATGCAAATAATGCAGCTGCTAATCAGGCGGCTGCTGATCAAGTTAAACTTACTAATCCAGAAACTAAAACCCCAGTTGAGTCATCTGCTGTAGAAGAAGTCATTAAGAAAAATGACGAGACTATTAAAAAGGCAAAAGCAAATGGCGGTAAAACTAATTGTAATCTAATGAACGACGCTGTTAAAGCAACAGTTGGCGCACATTGTGCAAATTTCCCAGGGTCAACTGCTCTACTTGGAGGTACTGCAAATATGGCAGATGATCCAAAGGCAGCAGCCGAGTTTCAAAAGAAGAGTACTGAATACACTAAGCAAATTTTAAAATCAATGGGATTAGACGATTCAATTGATGCTCAAAGTGCACTAAATTCTCAAGCTCTTTCAACTAAGGCAGCCTTAGCCGACGTATGGGATTTTAAAACTGGTACAGTTAGTTTAAATATGAAAGATGCTTCAAGAATGCGTGAGTATTTACAAGAAGGAGTTAAGGACGGTTCATGGTCTCAAGAAGAAGCAGATGCTGCTGAAAAACTAGCACTTGAAGAAATAAAAAATGGAACTCCACCAGAATTAAAACTTCCAAATAATCAAACTAATGAAGGTTTATTTAGGACTAAAACCTTTAATTTTGCATAATAAATAACTAAAAATAAGTAAACACAAATGACACTTGTTAAAACATTTGACGAATTTAAAAAACCGCCAGTAATTGATGAAGCCAGAACAGTTGGAAAGATTTCAGTTGCAAATCCAAAAGAAGGCGAAATAAAAAGATGGAACGTAGTATTACGTAGTGGAGAAGAAGGAGCAGTTGACGAAACTAATCCATCTAATACAATATTAAGAGAACTTTCTCAAGACCCTGATTTTAAAAATTGGTGGAAGTCTTATGATGCTCTATCAGTAACTAAAGATGAAAAAAAGATTCCAAATCATAACTTATTAGCTATTATTGATTTAGGTGTTCAAAATAAAACTAATTTAATTGGTCAAAATGTTTATAAAGCACAAGTTGCTTTTTTACCTTATGCAACTGGTCAACTTCGAACAGGCGAAGTTGCAGGTATGTGGGTTACATATGATGTTACAAAAGTTCCACATAGAGCAAGTGCTACAGTTGAAGGATCAGACGTTGAATTGGTTGCTTGGAATATCCAAGATTTGCCTGACTTACGAGTTACTAACGATAATAAAAGAATAGAGGCAAAGGATAAAACTACTGGTGGAAATATACCAGCAAATTTAGTTAATCCAGCATACGTTGAAAAAAATGGAGCAAAAGGTGGAGTTGCTACAGTATCTACAACAACTGCCGCTAGTTCAACAACTGCCGCTAGTTCAACAACTGCCGCTAGTTCAACAACTGCTGCTAGTTCAACTACTACTGCTAGTACCTCAGTTGGATTAAAAGCTACTCAAACATTTGATCAAAAAATTCAAGACCTACAGAAAAAAATTATTGCAGGCGGCGGAGATGCTGCTGCTGCAATTAATACTAAAGGTGGAGCAATTGGTAAATATGGAAGTGGAACTGCTAAAGCAATTGCAATTTTAGTTGGTACTCCAACGGTTCCAGTTACTGAAATTACAGCAGAAATTGCGGCTAAATTAGATGCAGCCTTAGCCAAGGTAACACCTGAACAAATTGCAGCAGTTAAAGCGCCGGCTGCTCAAGCAGCAACTGCTGCTAAACCTGCAGAAAAGGTAGCTGCTACAACTGTAACAACTAAAAAGGGCGCATTAACTTTCTAAAAAATAAAATCTATTTATGAATATTTCAAATTACGCAAGGGGCTTAGAGCTATCAAAATATAAAATTAATGAGTCTGCTATTTTAGAAGCTGATGCTGATCCAGCAAAAGCACTTGAGCAAATAAAAAGCGGAAAGGCTGGAGGCTCTTATGCAGCTCAATGGAAACAAGTACAAACTGCCGTTATTGCTGGTCATGAAGCTGACCAAACTACTGGAACGGTAATGGTTAAACACGATAATGGTTCAGACATGACTAATGTTAATTGGAAAATTACAAACGGCAAAGTTGAACTTTCAGTAGCAGGTGCCGCTGGTACAGTAACAGGTCAAAATGTTAGTATTGAAAAGCTTGCAGCATATGACCCAAAAGGTAAGATGAATGAAGTTGTTGCTGCTCTAATTACAATATCGATTGAAAAATTTGGAAAGACTTGGGACAAAGCTCATATGGATTGGGTTAATGCTCAAATCAATAAGTGTAAAGCACTAGGTGGATTTTATAGTAGACTGGCAGAATCAGCAACCGGTAAATTCCTAGTTGATACTGGTGACATTTTTACCACATGGATAAGTCCACTAAGTGGAGGCGATAAGCCAACTCAAATTGATGCAATTGGTGCAGCTAATAAAATTGCAGGATCTGCAGCAACTGACCCTCAAGTTAATATGATACTGCAGGCAATAAACATAAAGACTCAAGAATCACTAATCAGTATGACTGACGAAAGAGCAATTCATGGACTTTACATGTTAATTTCTCCAAAATACACAACTGGACAATTAGATAGAATGTATGCCGCAATTAGAGGAACCTCTGGTGGAGTATTGTCGGTAATGAAAGATAGTGGCGCAACCAATGATATTTCTTTAATTGAGAAAAAAGCCTTTGCACAATGGTGTATTGGAGTTAGAGGAAATCAATACAGCACAGATATGCTTGCGACATACGGCTTTGACTTAGCCTCATATACTGCTAGTTTAGCTGCGCTTAAATCTTCTTTAGTATAATAAATCTATGTTAATAGTAAACGTAAAAGACAATGGAACTTTAGACAGGGCTCTTAAAGTTTTAAAACGCAAATTTGAAAAAACCGGTACAGTAAAGCAGTTACGTTCCCGAAAGGAATTTATAAAACCAAGTATAAAACGTAGACAGGAGATTCGTAATGCACAGTACCGTCAATCTCTAAACAATGATTAAAACATTTTCTAATTTCTTGGCAGAAACAAAGAAATATTCAGATGGAGCCGGTGTAGCTATTCTTTATCAAAAAAAGATTCTACTAGTTCATCCAACTAATGGCAGTTGGACTAGACCAATTATGGGAATTCCAAAAGGCAAAATTGAAGAAGGCGAAGAACTTCTTGATGCTGCGCTTAGAGAACTTCTTGAAGAAACTGGAATTAGGCTCTCACCTGATAAATTAGAACCGGCTGTTGAAACTGTTCAAGTTTTCGATAAAGACGGCAACTATAAAAGCTCACTTCATTATTTTATTTGCAGAATTTCAGATCTTGCTGAAATTGGACTAGATGGATTGGCTATCCCAAAAAGTCAATTACAGCCAGAAGAAATCGACTGGGCTGGCTTTATTGATATTAAAGATGCCTATTCAAAAGTATCCAGAGCACAATTAATAATTTTAGATAGAATTTCCTAAAACTCCTTCACTGTTTTTAGTAAAATAGCTAAACAACAAATTTTATATAAAATGGAAAATCAACAAGAATTAATTACTGATGAATTAGTAATGGACGAAGCTACCGTAGCTATCGAAGAACCTCAAGCTGAAATGGAAGAGTCAGAGCCAATTCAAGAACCTCAAGCTGACATGTCAGAATTAGACATGCTAATTAACAAAAGAACTGGATTTTTCCAAGTTAATTTGGACATTAAAGATCTAAAATGGATTAAAAATTCATGTAATGACGGTAAATTTGGATTCACTGGTCCAAATGAAGCTTTTATGATTATGAATTGTTTCATGGGATTCTCTTCTGCAATTGCACGTCTTGAGCAAGAAGAAAAAGAGGCTGAATCAGCTGGAGTTCAAATTCAAGCTTCTGCGGTTGAAGCTGCTGCAATCCTTATCAATAAATTCGAAGGTTCTAGTATGGAATCAGCACAACGAATTTTTAGAATTGCAATTGCTCTTAACAATCCAGTAATGGAAATGAAGCAACTTGATCAAATCATTAATCAGATTAAGTTAGAGACTGCAAAGCAGGAAGAACTTGCTAATCAAGAACCTCAAGCTTAATTTTTAACTTTTTATTTAAAAGCCGCGTCAGCGGCTTTTTTTGTTTAGTATAATAGCCATATGACAAATCTAGATTTTAAAGTAGTTGCACAATTTATTGAAGAAATGAAAGCAACTTCTTCAACAAATGATAAAAAAGAGATACTTAAAAAGTATGATACTCCAGTATTACGTAAACTATTTGAATATGTGTATTCTCCATTTAAGCAGTATTATGTTACTTCGGATAACCTAAAGAAACGTCAGGATCTTAGTTTTGATAACTATGATGATCTATTTGATTTACTTGATGATCTGAATGAACGGCTAATCACAGGCCACAATGCTATCCAAGTAGTTAATGGTTTTATTGCCAAGAATCAGGAGTTCGCAGATGTCATCTATGATGTGATAGACAGAAACCTAAAAACACGAGCAACTACCACCCTAATTAATTCAGTAATGCCAGGCACAGTGCCTACCTTTGATGTTGCCCTAGCTGAGAAGTTTGATGGTAATGAAAAAAAGGTAAACTTTGACTCTGGGGAATGGTGGGCAAGTCGTAAGCTTGATGGAGTTCGCTGTATTACTGTAATTGATGCAGATGGAGAACCTAAATTTTATTCACGAGCAGGCAATGAATTCTTAACTCTTTCAATATTAGCCCAAGATATTAAGAAGCTTGGATTAAAGAATAAAATATTGGATGGAGAAGTTTGCGTTATGAAAGAAGGCGGACTTGAAGATTTCCAAGGTATTATCAAAGAAATTGGCAGAAAGAACCATACTATTCAAACTCCAAAGTATTATGTATTTGATTTTTTAGAAGCATCTGAATTTTGGAATCAAGCTGGAGATGTTTCTCTGTCAGCTAGACTAATTATCCTAAATGCAATTGTAACTGACTTAACCTATGCTGAACCGTTACCTCAATTTCAAATAAAATCAGTTGAAGAATTTGAAAAAATTGTAGCTGATGCAACTGAAATGGGTTATGAAGGAGTAATGATGCGTAAGGATATTGGTTACGAAGGCAAACGTTCAAAGAACCTGCTTAAGGTTAAAAAGATGCATGATGCTGAATATGTTGTAATTGATCTTGAATCTGATGTAAATCGTATTATTGATATGGGTAAGGAAGTTGAAGAGCTTATGTTAAAAGCTGTAATTGTAGAACATAAAGGCAATACAGTTAGAGTAGGTTCAGGCTTTAATCTTGAACAAAGACGCCATTATCACGAAAACCCAAATGAAATTTTAGGTAAAACAATTACCGTACAATTCTTTGAAGAAACTACTGATCAACATGGTGCTCACTCACTAAGATTTCCAGTATTCAAAGCAGTTCACGGCCAAAAGAGAGAATTTTAATTTAATATATGAGCAAAAGAATAATTTTAGTCGGCAAAGCCGCAAGCGGCAAGGATTTCCTTCGCAAAAAATTTGAAGATCGCGGGTTTAAATACGCAATCAGTTACACAACACGGCCGCCAAGAGAAGGCGAAATAGATGGAAAAGATTATTTCTTTATGACACGTCCTCAAGCTCAAGATATGATTGATATGGATCAGTTTTACGAATGGGTTGCATTTAATAACTGGATATATGGAACAACGGTTGAACAATTTGAAGAAGATGATGTCTTTATTATGACCCCGTCTGGTTTAGCCCACTTATCTGATGATGCACGTAAAGAGTCACTAGTAATCTTTTTTGATATTGATGAAGAGATTAGACGTAAGCGTATGCTTAGTCGCAATATGCCAGGAGATTCAGTTGAGCGTCGACTTGAGGCAGACCGCAAAGATTTTGAAAATTTTACTAACTATGATATAAAAATAACTAATCACGATTTCTAATATGGCATTTGAATTAACAGGGGTAATTATCGAAATATTCCCAGCACAGACATTTAACAAAGGCTTTCGCAAAAGAGAGTTTGTAATTGAATCAGGGGACAAGTACCCACAAAAAATAATATTTGGACTAGTCCAAGATAAATGCGATATGATTGATTCATATGGAGTTGGAGATACGGTCTCTATTTCATTTGATGTAAAAGGCAGAGACTGGACTGATAAAGCTGGTCAAACCAAATATTTCAATAGTCTTGAGGCATACCGAATTAGCGGTCAACAACGTGCATCTACTAAAAGTAAAAAAGTTGAAGAAGAGGACGAAGATGATGAAATTTTCCGTAGTCTTGGAATTGACACTGGTCCTAAAAAATCAGCTGCACCAGCTAGCTCATTTAGTGATGATGCCGATTTACCATTTTAATCTATACATATGAAATACATCTCAATAGATATTGAGACTACTGGTCTAAATCCAGAGTCTTGTCAAATTCTTCAAATTGGTGCAGTGATTGAAGACACTCAAAATCCCGTACCATACAATCAATTGCCTAAATTTCAGTGTATCATTGAACATGAAGCTTATGTTGGAAGTGCATTTGCTCTTTCCTTAAATTCATGGATCCTAAAAATCTTAGGAGGTCTTGAAAATAAAACCAAGGAAGAACGTTTGGAATACCGAAAGGCCCATAATATTTTACCTGCAGGCTTGGTTGCAAAATCTTTTCAAATGTGGTTAATCACAAATGGATTTCCATGTGAAGCAACTGGCGGCGTAAAGATTAATGTTGCTGGTAAAAACTTTGCAAGTTTTGATAAAGTATTTTTACAGAAACTTCCAAATTGGATGAGCTCAATTCAAATGAGGCAACGTATCCTGGACCCAGCGATTCTATTAATGGACTGGCAAGAGGATGAAAGTTTACCAAATTTACAGACGTGCATGGATCGATGCCAATTATCTGGAGAAGTAACCCATGATGCTCTGCAAGATGCATTAGATGTAGTTAGAGTCATCCGAACTGTAACTAGTAATTATAACTTTGTTAATATTAATTAGGCTGAAATAAATAACATTATAAAAATATTACGTGTTATGATTAAGACCTTTAAAACTTTTACAAATGAAGCACTTAGCCCAGCTATTTTAACTAGTTCAATTAATGAGTGTACAGCTAATCAACTTAAGAGTATTTCTGAATTTAAAAGTACTTATAAAACTGAGTTAGATAAAGCAAATAAGATTGTTAACGTATACCAGGTAATTGATAAATTTAGTACCTGGCTAGTTGGTAAAACTCCAGCAATGGTCCAAGCTGCTCTATTAAATTCGCCAGGAACTGCTGATAAACTGGTAATTGAGGCATATACTTTCATTTATATGGAAATACAAAATCAATTAAAGTCAATTGGTACACTTAAAAAATCAGCACTTAAATTACTGGCTCCATCCGCTGCTGACTTTGATTCGCAAAAAACTGACTCAGACTTAGTGAATCAAATTATACAATTAGTGGAATCGTTATTTGATGTAGGCTTTATGATTGGTTACAAATTTGACAGTAAGTCAATTGAGGCAGATAATGCTTCAAACTGGTCAGTTTCTTTTACCAAATCTCTTAATTCTAGGAAATCTTTAATATTCAAAAATATTAAACTATTAATTCGTAACTTTTTATATAACTAATTGTCTATGACAAAATTAAAAGAATGTTTATTATTATTTGCAATTCAGCTTGTACTGTATGGAATTTTATGCATAAATTTTAGAGCAGTTGCTGAAACTCAATATCACTTAGCAGCAGTTAGTGATTTTACAATAGCTTCACTAAATTTTTTCGTAATCCGAAAAATTGCAAAGAGCGAAGATTCACTACACCAATGGTTTGGTTATGTTACTGGCTCAGTAGCCGGGTCCTATTTAGGAATTTGGTTATCGGTTCAACTAGCCAATACAATTTTGTAGTATAATAACTACATGAAAGATACTAACGTCCGTTTGGGTTATTGTTGCATTAACTTGTCTCTAGCCAACCAAAAAATTACAGCCAATCGAGGTATGATCCGTAAAACCTTTCAAGAAAAGGGCGTTTCATATTGTGCTGAGCTTGCGCATCAAAATATAAAAGATGTTCTAAAAATTCTACAATGGAATTTAGCTAATGGCATTTACGTATATCGAATGTCAAGCGATATTTTTCCATGGATGTCAGAATACGAAATTCAAAGGCTGCCAAATTTTGCTGAAATTTTATCAGACATGCAAGAAATTGGCAAGTTTGCAGTTGCAAATAATATCAGGGTATCAATGCACCCAGGCCAGTTTGATGTTTTACCTTCTCCTAGAGCCGATGTTATTGCAAAAACAGTAAAGGATCTAGATCAGCACTGCGAAATTATGGATCTTATGAAGTTACCAACTAATGTAGGTTTTCCAATTAATATTCATATTGGCGGTACATATGGCGATAAAATTGCAGCAGCTAAACGCTTTTGCGAGAATTTCCAACTACTTAAACCGAATACCAAAGCCAGGTTAGTTGTAGAAAATGACGATAAGGCTACTCAATATTCAGTAGTAGATCTTTATCAACTCGTATACCTTGAAATAGGTACTCCTATTACTTTTGATTTTCATCATCACCGGTTTAATACTAGCGATCTTACTGAAGAGGCTGCTCTTAAGTTAGCTGCTACCACTTGGCACGGTCATACCCCGCTTACTCATTATTCAAGTAGTAAAAAAACCTTTGAGGATCCTGGTGTAATTGCTAGATCTCATGCTGATTACATTTATGAGCAAATAAATAATTATGGTCAAGCAATAGATATTGAAATTGAGGCAAAGGCCAAAGACTTAGCTGTACTTAAGTATCGCGAAGGTTTTAATTCTTTGCTTGAAAACTATTTAGAGTTTGACGATAAGAGACTATTTGAAAAAATTGAAGCATAATGGCTGAAGAAACAACTAAAGGCTGTGGTTGCGGTAATAAACAACCAGTTCCACAAACTACAGTATTAAGCAGAATCATGAATAAAGTATTTGTGAATGATGCAGAAAAAGACCGTCGAATGGCAATTTGTAAAGAGTGCCCGCATTTTGGCGAGATCCTAACCCAATGTGGAATATGTGGCTGTTTCTTAGAGGCAAAAACCAGACTTGTTGGATTTCATTGCGCACTAGATCAAATTGGCGAGGAACCTAAGTGGTAATAAATAAATTTGAAATTTTAGAAATTTCCTGGCGATCTTAAGTTAGTGAGCCTGAAAAAAGAGACACATATGGACGGTGATAGTCGAACCTCAAAGAAGAACCCTACTCGGGAATCTATCAACCTGGAGCATGATGCTCGCACTATTTTTCAACCCATTTGGCTTCGATATTGTCCAATTTTGGCTAATCGAAGTAACTGGCAGCTTGTGGCGAGCCAATTTCGTTATGTATTGTATTGCGGCAGTTTTCTTTGGATCCTCTATCTACTTTCGTTGGCGTTATAAAAAATTATCAGTATGAGAGACTGTTTATCCCTAATTGATACTACCCTAACCAAAGATGGAATTATGCATCAAATAAAAGACATCAGCGTTAGCTGCTTAAATCATACCTACCTTACCGTTGAGTGCAGTCAAACCTGCTGCAGAATTAATTATAAATTCACAGATTTTCAGGCCTTCTTAAACGACAATGGATTCTCATTAAGAGAATCCATTGCTAAAGAATATCAATTTAAAGATTAAATTCCGTATACTGCAGAAATTGCTGCATAGTTTACTGGGCCAAGCTGAGCAACTGAACCCATTGCCGTACTTTCATCATTATAACCGTATACCTTAAATCCGTAAACTCTGGTAGTTGTTGCATGGGTTGGAGAACCACCTTCACATAAATTAATTCTACCAATTGTTGCATTTGCTAGAGGGCCTGTGCCAGATAAAACATATCCAGAAGGTCCAGCACTATCAAGTTGTGTACCATTTATAAAAACCGTAATTGCAGTGGTAGTGCCGGTTCCAGTTGGAATATACGCAGCAATATGAAATATACCGGTACTAGTAAGGGCAGATATTCCAGTCCAAGACCAAGTAAAAGAACCTGATTTTATCTCAAGGTTTCCAGCACCATTAACAATAACGGTAATATCGTCAGTACCATCACCAATTAGGAAATTCCCAGCAACTGAACCGTCTTGATAGAATACACCTTCTACTACTAAACTTTGGTCAAATGTATCGCCACTAGCATCTTTAAGTGGGTTTACTGTTAATTTACCGCCGGCCAGTGATCTAAAATAACCTACAAAACTTCCAGCTGCTGGGGCAGTAAATGCACCACCTGCGGCAGTAAAACGATTATTGCTTAAACTTCCAGAAACTAGATCATAAACTTGTGTACCTGTTCCTGGGTAACTTGCTAAGAAACCTAATTCAATATTTACTGCACATTCAGCATCTAGTAAATATTCAGGATATTTAGTATTCACTAGCATATAGGTGGTAGTACTAAGTAGCCAATCAATTGCCTCATCATAACTTGCAAATATCTCATAGTTATTTGGGGCTCTTTCAGGCAAACGACTAATTAATTCAATAATATTTGCTTGAGATTGACCACTAATCCAATGAATTGATGGTATTGCGGCTGCTGGAGTATCAACACCGCGGCTGTTTGTGTCTGTATAAATTACAGTGTTAGTTGATGGGTTAATACCTGCTCGCCAGTTATTATCGAGTAGAGTAGTATAGTCCTTATTAATGGTCCCTAACGAAACTGTGCCGAAATTAACGGCATCCCTAGTTGGTTTATTAAGTCCATTGTAACATACTGGATTGATTGTTGGCATAATATAAAAATTATTTTAGGTTATTTATTTAGTAAACGGTTGGATTTTTCTAAAACCTTTTTTGCTAACTAGATATAATAAATAGACTTTATAATAATCGTTCTTTAATTTACGTTGGAAAAACCTAGTAGGAAGTCATGAGCCTGTTAGGAGTATGTGCCAGAACAACCTGATTGTAAAACAGGTAATGGTTTAGATTAGGAGGATGCTCCGCAAGTATTGGCTGAACGGTCAACTTGAACCAGTTAACCGCTGGAGTCTAAGGTTTTGATATACATATATGGTATTTTGCAATCGGCATACGGGTATAAAATAGTCCCGTTAAATGGCTGAATAATCCTTTGCTAGGTGGGATAAAGCACTCGTACTGTTGTGGTTAACACGATAGTGATTCAAGCGGATCCAACTTGCTTTGAGTCGACTCTGACAGGAGTGTACGAAGGTTGTCGTTATAACGCAAGCTCAGCATCAAATTGGAGGTAAACCCTACCCCTCTCATACGTTTTTTCCGACGATACCAAGGCTAGCCGTAAAAAAGCTAGCCTTTTTTTTGTTTACAGAGTATAATAATAGTATTATGGGATTTAACAAATTTTTTGTACCTGAACCAGCCGAAGTTGCTAGACAGGTAAAATTAAACGGGCCGACTCAATTTATTAATCGTAAAATTGATGCAGTAATCGGTAATTCAACTAGCGTTGATATAATGGATCATATTTATGAAAGGTCACAAACTGGCCAAACTGATGATCAAATCCTAAAAAGTCTAGTCAAAAAATTTCCAGTGTATTTTAATGCCTAGTCCAGCCAGAGCAAAAGAAGTCTGTTTACTAACGGTTGTCACTGGAGAAGCCCAAACTCATCTATGTGTTATTGGTACCTTTAGGGGAGCCTATAAACTTGCACTATTTGAGGCAGCTATTTCTTTTCCAAATTTAAGTGAGCGTGCAGCTCAGACCCTAATGAATCAAACTGGCTCAGTTAAACTTTGGGATACTAAAAAGTTTGCATATGAAGAAGAGGCCAAGTGGTCGCCAATTGGAAAGATAATTTCAGTCTGTAAAGTTCCAGTAAAACACACATAAAAAAAGAGAGCGGTTGCTCTCTTTTTTATTTAAGTAAGTTAGGTTATTCGATTAGGCCCAGAATCCTTGATTCTTGAACCGCTTCTAATTGACATGGCGAAATTCCTTCACCGAATCTTTTCAATAATTTTTCTTCGGCTTCTCCAATTGAAGTTGCTTCAACTAGGTACTGTTCACGAATTTTTTTCGTTTTGCCGTTGTCGTCTTCCGACTCGAATCTTAATTTTGCTAGATAATACATATTGCTTTTAAATTTATGTTATGTTATGTTATACTAGTAAATTATCGAGTAGTTTTACGAGGGTTTAAAGATTGGGGCTTTTTACCAGTTTCCAGATTAGTATCTTTTTTAGAACCATTTAACACTCCATTGTCTGGAATATTATTGGTCTTTGCAAATACCTTTTTCTTATCCATAGACTCTTCAGTTTTCTGTGCAGATTTTAAAGCGCCTGGAGCTGGATAACCTTTTTCTCCTGGCTTTGCAGGTTTTTCTCCACGCTTTCTTTTTGCATTAATATTATCCCATAAACCTTTTTTCTTTTCGGAAATGTCTAGACTTGCTAATAGTGCGTCAGACTCATCTGCAAAACTTTGAGCAATATCTTCTCCAAATTCATCATAAATTTTTGTGATAAGATCATTTTGTAAATCTTTAATTCTGGTTGCAGTTTCATACTTATTTGAGTGTTGATCGATTTCAACTGGCTCATTTGTATAGTTGCTTGCTAATTCAATTAGATCTTTTGAAATATTATGGTAAAAAGAATCCGATTTTGTATTTGGCGCTTGGTGGAATTCATCGTAACTCTCTTCAAAGCTTTCAAATAGTGCAATGTAATTTTTCATTTGTTTTTGGTATAATTTTATAAACTTATTTATCTAATGCCAGAAGGTCCGGAATGCAGACGAGTTTACGAGGGAATCTCGGAAATCGCTAAAACAAAAACAATTTCTCAATTTGAGGTACTAGGTGGCCGTTTCCTAAAAAGAGCGCCAGACCTTAATGTTAAAACATCGGTGCCAGTCCGTGTGACTGGCGGTGGAGTTAAGGGCAAATTCATCTGGCTGGAATTTAGTGACGAGACATGCCTGTGGATAACACTAGGAATGAGCGGGTACTGGTCAACTGCCATTAAACCTTATAGTCATTTCCGAATAGGCTTTGAAGATGGTACCTCTCTGTACTTTGTTGATCAGCGTAGATTTGGCACCTTAAAGTTCACAATGAAGTCGGAGCTTTCAAAAAAATTGGAGAGCCTTGGGCTTGACATGCTAAACGATCAAACTTCCAGCATGTATGATTTCGTTAGAAAGGTTGAGATTCCTAAGGTGCAGAAAAAAACTGTTGCTGAAATGCTAATGAATCAGTCTCTATTTGCTGGAGTTGGTAATTATATTAAATGTGAAATGCTCTATCGCTCTAAAATATCCCCGTACAGATTGGTGCAAGATTTGACACAAGATGAGATTTGTCAATTATGGAATTGGGGTAAATTAATAATGAGAGCTTCATACGATCAAGGCGGAGCAAGTATCAGAAATTATCGTCAAGTAAATGGAGAGCCTGGAGACTTTACTTTTGAGTTTGAAGTTTATGCTCAAAAATTGGATCCATTAGGTAACATAGTAATTAGAGAAGAAACACCAGACGGTCGCACAACACATTGGGTTCCAAGTCTACAATCATAGTATAATAAAAACATGAAAGATATTATTGACTTAGGTAATCTAGTATTTAGTCAGCTAGTAAAATCACATGGGGAACTTGAAGAGTCTAGGACCCTATTTCTTTATGGAATTACAGTTGGTTCAGATTGGCAAGTATTGGGTTCAGTAAAGGTCGTAATAATTGACCAAACTGGAGTATCAATTAATTTTGAAGATCCTGTAATTACTGATGTAAACAGTCAATGGAAACAAATAATTACAAATCGCCAAGGAGTTAAAGCAGCAGCTGAGCTTTCAAAAATAAAATCAAATAATAAACAGTTTAAGGACGGGGAAACCTATGAATTTTGGCAAAATGACGGTCCTTGGAGAGAAATAAATTTTTAACTATGAACAAAGAAGAAGCAAAAGACGAATTAATCAAAGTATTATACAGTCAAGTAATGGACTTATCAATGATGTCTAAAATTGAATTAGGTGATGACGTAATCGCTGAAATTAAACGACTTAAGCAAATTATTAATGAACCGTTTTAATTATGAATAGTTTAGATAAACAATATCAAGCACTACTCCAAGATATTTTAGATAATGGAGTAACTAAATCTGACCGAACAGGAACTGGAACAATTAGTGTATTTGGAAGACAAATCCGTCATAAAATGTCAGAAGGTTTTCCTTTACTTACAACTAAGAAGATGCCATTTAAAACTATTGTAACAGAATTGCTATGGTTCTTACGTGGTGATACAAACATTAAGTATTTAGTTGATAATAACTGTCATATTTGGGATGGTGATGCTTACAAGAATTTTGTAATAAAATCAAAGCAAAAATATGGAGAAGACTTTAGTGTACTATCAATGGAGCAATTCATAACAAGTTTAGAAGTCGATTCTGATTTTGCTGCTGAGTGGGGTGACTTAGGTCCAATCTATGGTAAGCAATGGAGAAAATGGAACAAAGTAAATTTTGATAACATGATAGTAGATTACAGTGGAGACAATACTGGATATACCTTACATGAACCTATAGATCAAATCCAAAACCTAATCAACGACCTTAAAACAAATCCAGACTCAAGACGATTAATGGTTAATGCTTGGAACGTAGGAGAATTGGATTCAATGGTTCTTCCACCATGTCATTATGGATTTCAAGTTTATACAAGAGAGTTAAGTTTGAATGATAGAGTATTAGAATTTGCAAAAAGAGATTTAGACCCTTCTGAGTTTAGAAGAGGTGGTAATTATGGGACAGTAATTCCAGAAGAAAGGACATTAGAAGTTCTAAACAATCATAACATCCCAAAACGAACAATCTCATTAATGTGGAATCAACGTTCAGTTGATACCTTCTTAGGTTTACCATTCAATATTGCTTCTTATGGATTGTTATTGGAAATCATTGCTAAAGCAGTTAATATGGTTCCAGATGAATTAATTGGTAACTTAGGCGATGTACATTTATATTCAAATCATATTGAACAAGCAAAGGAACAAATTGGTAGAAAGTATACACCAGAGGAAAGAACTCTAATGCTAAAAGATGCAATGAGCTGGCATTTATACCATAAAGCAGTTAATGAACTAATGCCATTTGGTGGAGGTATGTCTGAGTATTATGATGCTCACAAAATTCCTTATCGAACAAGAGAACCTTATCAATTACCTTCTTTAAATATTAATACTGAGTTTTGGGCTAGGGAAACTGAATATGGTCCATTAGATGCAGTCTCAGTATTTAATAATTTCACTGATGATAATTTTTGCAAGTGTTTATTAGAAGAGGATATTCAATTAGCCAATTATCAATCACATTCATCAATTAAAGCACCTTTATCTAATTAAGATATGGAAATTAGAAAAATAACCTATAAGGAAGTTGATCATGAATTCAGCGAACTTAAACCTGACCTACTAGACGAATATGCAACCTATTATGGGTGCTTTATTAAAGATGAATTGGTTGGAGTTGTTTCGTATGTTGAACACGCTGCTGTAATTTATCTTTGCCATGCATATGTTAAAGAAGAACACAGAAGTCAGGGCATCTATAAATTATTGTGGAACTATAGAGACTCTAAAATAAAAGAATCAGATAAATCTATTTATGCACACTGTAATGTTGATAGTTTAAAATATTTTATCAACAATGGATATGCAATTGAAAAGGCCCTATTTAAAGTAGTTAAATTATGAAAAAAGTATTAAGAATTGAACCATATTGTTATAAAACATGGTCACCTGCATTTAAGCAAATTGGCTTAATTTCCCCGTATATTACCTATAATCCAGAAGGTCACTTTGTTGAATCTGGAGTTAGCTCTTGGCTATTAATAGTAAGTTTTAATATACTAATTTGGGATTTTGGATTCAGGATCTATTATGATCTTGAATATTAAGCAGTCTGAGTTGAGGTTAATGAATTAGCAAAAGCTTTTGCTTTTTGTAAACCGACTGAAACAACTGCTCCATCTAATGAAGTCCCCCAACCTGCGTTAGACCTAATATAGTCAGTAACTGCTGAATCTAAATCTGAATAGTTATTTGGATTTTTACCATGTCTCTTAAATGAATCAATAAAATATAGGATTGCAAATTCTGCTGCAATCTCAGGTTTTTCAAGAAGTTCAGGATTTTTAACAATATCAATACTACCTAAAGACTGGTTTGACTTATTATAAATCTTTTGTAGGTTTTCGTAATTTCCTTTAAATGTTATTCCATTAAAACCGCGGCCTCTGTATTTTTCTCCATCTCCTGGTTCAGTATTGCCGTACATTCCTCCATATACTGCTTCCCAAAATTTACTGTCAAAGCCAGTTTTGCCTAATTGTTTCCAACCTTCAATTTCTTGATCTGAATATTTTGAAATTCTGGCTCCAAATACTTCTTTCATTCTTGCAATTGATGTACTAAAATACGAAGTTTCACTACCACCTTTTGAAGACTCTTTTGAAATTACTCCTAAAATTGCTTTACGTGCAAATTCATTTGTTATTCCATTTTTGTCCATTGACTTTTCTAATGCAACCATATTTTCTTTTGGAAAGCCGCCTCCAGATTTAAAGTTAGTACCTTTACCTGCAGTCAATGAAGTTGAATATTTGTCTAATTCTGCTTGAGAAAAATTCTTTTCTTTTAATTTAGCAATAAGCCTCTTAATTAAGTCCGAGTCAATTACAATACCGCTGCTAGATAAATTACCAGCAGGTGCTTCCGCTCCGGTTAAGCCACTAACTGTAATTGGATCATCGACTTTGGCATTTGCTGTTTTTGAATTTTCTGCACTTTTGCCATATGATAAATGAAAGTGACCGCCAGTAGCAGCCGCAGTTGGATTAGAGTATTCATCAATATAACTAAAGCCTGGAGTTCCAGCTGAAATTCTGTCTAATATAGTAATCATTTGTTTACGAGCTTCTCCAGAATTTGGAGTTATGGCTAAGTCAATTGCTTGGCCTTTAGTATGTCGACTCACATATGATAAATTATGGTGAAATGCATCATTGCCTCCAGTAACTGTAACTTTAACAGTTGGTGCAAGTTTTTTAAATTCTTCAAGAACTACTTTTGTAATCTTTTGAATATCATCAGTAATATCTCCACCGCTGCTAATCTCAGAAGATTTTTCAGAATATCCTAGCTCAGCTAAGGTATCTCTAAGCTCGTCAGATTGAGAGGCTTCATTAAGCGCACGTTTAAAGTCAGTATATGATTTGATTTTGGTCATTATATTCCCTGATCTTTTTTAGTAGCTTCATTAAACTTCTTGATTGCATCAGCTGTTTCTGGTCCAAAATAGCCATCTACTCCAAATTTTGGAAGTGAATAACCTAGGAACATTAAGGCAGTTTGAATATTTTCAATCATCTTTGAATATTGCATTTCTCCTGTTTTTTGAACGGGTACTGACTTATTTTCTCTTGCAAAATCTTCAAGTGTTTTATAAAATTCAGAAAGTTTATCGTCAATTAGCTCCTGATTGTCAGTATTACCCTGTTTCTTAGCTGTGCCCTCTTCGCTCTTTCCGGTTAACCAGTCTAAAAAACGGCCTTCGTTAAGGTTTGAATTAAATTCAGTAAAGGTTTTAATCATGGTAAACTTTAAATATTTATTGTGTACTATATTGTAAAGTTATTTATCTATGCCTGAATCAATTAAAAGAGTTGTGCTGAATGGATTTAGATACTATCAAGTATCTGATTCAACTGGAATACTGGGAACTTTCCCAAGTGTAACGTCTGTACTTGGAGATACCTCTGATAAATCTGGACTTGATGCTTGGAGAAACCGAATCGGTCACCAAAAAGCCGATCAAATCGGACAAGATGCAGCCAACCGTGGAACTGTAATGCACAGGTTATGCGAAATCTATCTTAATTTGCCACAGTCAATGTCTGCCAAGGACAGACTCGAGGACACTTTGTCCTTGGCCAGAATAGACGATGAGATTGATCAATTTGATAATCGAGCAAAAATTGTAGGTGGCATGCTCTTCTATAATTTTATAAAATCAAAGTCGTTTGATGAAATTAAACGGGTAATTGCCCAAGAGCGATTCTTATGGACTGCTAGGGATGGTGGATTTGCTGGTACCGTTGATAATGTTTCTGAATTAATAACTGGTGACCATGCAATTGTAGATTTTAAGACAGCTCGTAAACCAAAGGAAGAAAAATGGATTGAAGACTATAAAAATCAAGTTGCAGCATATTCAGTTGCAGTTTGGGATCGCATGCAGGTTAAAACTGTTACTTGCAGAATTTGGATTTCAAATGAAGTAAATTTAGCTCCACAGCACTTTAGAATGGACTCTAGCGAAATGCGAGAATACTATTTTAAATTCAGAGAAAGACTAGCCGACTTCTATAAGAAGAATCCACCAATTGTACTTTAGACAATCTCAGTTCGGTCAGTGATCTTTCTTAAAAGATCTAATCTAACTGGAGTAGGTCTTTCAGCTCCACCAAATGTTCTTAAGTAAATAAATGGCTGATTTGCAGTATTTCTGGTTGTATAATCACATTTAGATAAAATACCCCAATTGTTTTGGTGATTTGCAATATAGTAGTGATCTCCGGCTCTGGCCATTAATTTATCCTGTTCAGTAACAGGTTCAAGGCTTAGGGCAACTAACCCCATTCCAACAAATGGACCTTCAACTGTTTTACCAGTAACTACATTAATTAGCATAATATTACGAGGATTGCTAATTAATTCTTGCGGGCTTTCAACTGACCTTGTTGCTCTACCTATTTTTTCAACTGCTACAAATACTGGAACTCCAGCGGCTCCTCTAAGGGTTGCTTGTTGAGGTTCTGCTAGAACTACAAATTTTGCAAAATTACCAGTTCTGATTTTCTTAAGCAGGTCAAGATTATCTAAAGTTTGGCGATTATTAACAGCCTGTTTTAATTCAGTTCCAGTAAAATCAAGTTTACCAAATAAGGCTTTGTCTGCAGTTCTGGCCAAGTTTTGAGAACGATCTCTTTCAATACGTTCTCTTTCTGCTTGAGCTTCAGCATCTCGGCGTTGTTGAATTACTTCAGGGCGTAATCTATTGCTAATAAAGGTTTTGCCAGCTGGGGTTAAGTTAACCCTATCTAAGTCAGGAATACTTTCAATATTTACTTTAACCCAAATTGATTTATCATTTGTTGTTCGGGTATCGCCTGCATCGCCTGGAGTAAGTTCACCTTGCTCAATTCTGATAGCATCATTAATACCTACCGCAATATAAGTTCCGTTACGTACATCAACCACTTGTCTAATTGGTAAGCTACCGTAGCTTGCATCATACAGGTAGCTTTTAACTACAATAAAGTCGCCAACTTGCCATTCTGCATCTGGCTCTGCACCAAATTGTGTAATACGAGTAGCAAGACGTTGCCTAGTTTCAGCCTCTTCACGAGTTCTACGCTCTCTATCTGCAATTGCTTGGCGTTCTGCTCTTTCTCTGTCAAGACGTTGAACTTCTGATCTAGCTGCATTAATTGAGGTTAATTTCTCAGTTGGTATACGGCCGTCTCGGCCTAATGAAGTTAAATAATCATCATCTAATTTTGTTAAAAATGTATCAGGTAAAAGTCCAAGAAGTTCATCATCAATATCAAATCTGTCCGGTTTTGTGTTATTAAAACCAATTTGACGTTCAATAAATCTTTCAGCTACATCAATTTTTGATTGAGTGCTTATACTTTTATCCATTGCCATCCAACTACCTGGACCAATTATTGCTAGCGCATCATCAACTGACGGTGTTCCATCTGGGTTTGCTTTATAGTCTAACAATGACCCCCAAGCTTTGTCCTTTTCGGTAGTTCCACTTGAATTTGATGAAATATAACCTGCATATTTTAATAGTGTTCGGTACAATTTGTAACCTAATCCTGTACCCCTAAGCGCTGGTCTAATTCCATCATTTGGGAAATGGCTGCGTTGAAATGAGCTAGGCTCTTCAGTTCTAAGATAAACTGACGTACCGGATGGATACACATCTCTCCATTTACCAAAATCCTCTTTCATTCGCCCTTCATCAAGTTGCTTAATTTCCTTGAGTAAATCAACAATAGGTTGTGGAAATTTTGGATAATAGTCTCTGGTATTACTGGGCTTTTCCATTGTAATCTCAAGTCTAGAAACCTGTTTTAGTGCACGAGTTAAATCAGCAGCAACTTCTGTATAACTTCTGCGAACTGGCTGATTTGCCATACGCTCTCTACGAGTAACTGTTTCTTGTCTAGCTCTACCGATATGACTTCCAGCTAATCGTTCAGGGCGTTTAACTCCCATTTCATCAACTAGTCCACCCTGATTAATATTTGATTCATTAATTGCTTCTATAAAAGACTTTGCCATAATTATATAAAAAATACTTTTTAGTTATTTATTCCTGAATCCGGTTAGATAACCATAGTAGAATACTTAAAAAGATTTAAACAATGCAAAAACTCACATTTACTAAACAATCTATCCTAATTTCATTTTGGGATGAAACTTCTGAAAAATGGATAGAGAGAAATATGGCTGATGCAAGTTTACCAATCACTTGGTATTTACCGTATGAAGTTCATATAGAGAAAAATGTGACCTTAAGAGATATTATTAATATGTTAATTCCATATTCTGAGCAACTAAATTTTGTGTTTCTTGCATATCTTAATGGAGTTCAAGTTGAGGACCTATTTGCTGAATTGTTAAGCCGACCTGCTGAACCTCATGATCTTAAAATAGATGCAATTTGCCTATTATGGATGGGTCAAGTAAAACCTGTGCCGGATATTGATGACTTAAAGATATACACATTTCCAGCTCTACTTGCTCTGGAAATTATTGACGAAGACGATGATGGTTCAGAGGATGAACTTCATAGTATTTACGATATAACAGTTGATCAATTATTAGATAAGTCAATTGTGATTGATGATTTCCTAGAATATTATGACGATGACAAACATAATGATGCACTATTTAGCGGAATAACCGATTGGCAATTCTTTGATTTTATCAGAACTATATTAAGCGAATTGGTTCTTTATAGCTTTACAACTGATATAATTAAAAAATCAGACTTAAATACTGATCCAATTGGGCCATCTGAATTATTTGAGCATCTTGATAAACTGGATAAATTTTTTAAAGATGAACCAACTGATTTAAGTTAATGGTAATATAATATGCAATTGAAAGTATCTAAGCTTTTGTGGTATATTATATTAAGTATGAGATCAAAGAAAATAAAAACTTTTTATACTCCAAAGCAGGTTTTAGAAAATGACAAGACTTCTAATTATAGTAAGTCTCCACTAAAACCCAAGTTGCTTTTGGAATATTTAAAACAGAAAAAACTTCTTGGCAATTTTTCAATAACTGATGATTTTAAACCATTTACTAAAACTGATTTTAGAATGGCTCATCATAAAAGTTATGTGGAAGATTTTTTTAATGGGACTGGGTTATGTAGTTCAAATTCATTAGCGTGGTCAAAGCAATTTGCTGAATCAATTAGATATACAAATTCATCTCTGTATTCAGCAATCCGAAATTCAATAGTTAATCCAAAGCAAGTTAGTTTCAGTCCAACTAGTGGGTTTCACCACGCCCGACCATCAGGCGGCAGCGGATTTTGTACATTTAGCGGTCAAGTAATTGCATCACTTAAAATCTATAATGAATTTGGATTAAGCGGAGCCTATTTAGATTTAGATGGGCATTTTGGAAATTCAATTGAGGATAGCCGAGGTTTCTGTAAAAACTTAAATAAAGCAGTTCCATTAGATTTTAATATTAATCCAGAAGGATATGACTCTGACTATTTAGCAGATCTTGCAAAATGGTTAGAAAGATTAAAATATGCTATCCTAACCGATAAAATTCAATATGTAGTTTGGTGTCATGGCGCAGATTCGCACGCTGATGATAGCTTAGGAAGACAATGCGATACTGACCATTGGCTTGCATGTTCAACTCTTTTTTGGAAATGGGTAAAAAAGATGGATGGGTTATTAGGAAGGCCATTACCTGTAGCATGCGCACTATTTGGAGGATACCGGGATGACGATTATAATTCAGTCTTAAGTTTACACACCAGTGACTTTGTTGAGTGTTTCAAGGAATTGCTTGAGGTCGACGTTAAATATACTATAGAGGTAAGTCCTCGTCAAAAAATTGGATATTGTGATGGTACGAGACTACGTAGAAAACGAAGAACTATGGATCAAAAAGTATAAAGATATTGACCGCAAAGGAGTTACCTCAACCTATTGGAAGGAGGTTCTTGGCGTAATTGGATATTTGGAATATAAAGAAAATTATGAGGGTTGCCAAGAGCTTTGGGATTACTATAAAGAAATAACAAATGGCAAACAAGACGATACTGACTAACCAAAAATAGCCCATATTAATATGGGCTATTTTTATTAAGTTAGTTTTTAATTATGAATTAAGTTGTTGATCTGGTGCAGGTTCTTCAACTGGTGCCTCTACCTCAGTTGCTGCCGGTTTTTTACCATTCATAACATTTTTAACACCAAGTAAAGTCGCGCCAATTAGGGTAAACGTTATTGCTTGAGTAATAACATCAATTGACTTGGTAATCCATAGCTTGTCAATACAGCCCAATAAGAAGCATAAGCCTCCAATAAAGATAATATAGAGACCAGCAGTTGATGTTCCTGACGTTTTACCATTATCATTTGAGGTCATTTCGCCAAATGAAAAGCGTTTAACATCTCCAATTTTAGGAATTTTCATAGTAATTTAGAGTATTTTTAGTTATTTATCTTAAATTATAACATTGGCGCCATTGGAGATGCCCATTCACTAGTATTTAAAATAATTAAAATTTCATTAGAAGTATAAGGACCTTTACTTGTTGTTAAGTTTTCTACACAAGTAGGTGTATTACCTTCCCATTTAACTAATGCTTTTGTACCATCTACTGATTTTCGTGTAGTATCAATAGAAGTTTGTAAAACTTCATTAAAGTTAATTATACTCAACTCAGAAACGTTAAGTATTAGAAATTTTCTATCTGTGTTTATCATATTAATAAATATTAGTTATAGCCCAATAAATCTTGATGCATATGCATTATAATTTTGAGTCATTTCATCAACTGAAAGAATTCTATTATATGCTAATAAAAAACCAAATTCACCAGTACTAGCTTCATTTCCAACACCATAACCACTAACTGCAAATCCATTAGGCCCAGCAGAACCCCCACCATTAGGACCAGAGCTTAATGAATTATTAACATATAAAGAATAACTATCTCCCGCAATATTCCCAATTGCTGAATATATTCGCCAAGTTGTATCATTAGGTCCACTGTAAACACTTGATACCCAACCTTCAGCGTAGTAATTTGTAGTAGTAGTTGCCCAATTCCCCATCAACCAATTAGAACTAGTTAGAGCGAGTGGGGAATTAATCATTCTTTGATGATTTGGAGACGACGGGTTATAAACTCCGACATATCGAGAAGCACCCATTACTGTATAATTTGTGGCACTTAAATTTGGGGTAGCACTATAAAGCCAATCATCTACGCCATCAAATGTTAATACTCCTCCATTGGATGCACTATAACCAACTCCATTAACTAAAGTTCCATTATTACCATTTCCTGATATATCATAAATTGTAGTACCTTTACCTGGATAAGATGGAATAAACCCCGCATCCCAACACGTAACTAATCCACTGGTTATGATTGGTGGATAATCAATATTAACAGCCATCTTATCTGCTTGAGTGTTATACCAATCTAATGCCGCATCGAGTCTTGTAAAACTTTGTGAACCAATTTGATTGGTCAAAGATATTAGAGCTTCGGCATTAGCAGCAACGTATATAGTAGGTCCTCCACTTGCTTTATTAAGATAAATTGTGTAGCCACCAACCGGAGGAGTAATCCCGTTCCAGTAATCAGTTGTGGCAGTTGGACCCTTTTCCACATCGCCAGTGCCAATCCAGTAATTGCCGTCTTTTAGGGCTAGTGTTTGGGCGGCAACGTTATATTTTATTGAATTTGGCATTTGATTATAGATTATTGATATAGTTATTAAGAGATAATTCAAGTTGCTCGGTTCCAGTTAAAGTAGATGAAGGTTCACCATAATATAATTCATAGCGATCTTCTAAAAGATCAGCTGCATCCACTTCATTTTTTAGGTTAAGTAATCTAATACCAAACCAATCAGCTTCCATTTCTTGACGTTCATCATATTGATTTGCTCTATCGTATTTAGAGGCCGAGTGCTCTAATTCAAAATGTGCAATTTCATGAGCTTCAATTGCAAGTATGTGATCACTTGTTAAGTTTTGACTCTCAATTATTACTCCATCAATATAGATAGTTTTTAAGGAAAGATCTGCAAATGCAATTCCTAAATAGTTAAAAATCTTTGCAAAATCTTTATATAGGGAATCCTCTGGCCAAAGGGCAATAACTGTCCAGTCTAGATCAAGTTTACTTTTCCAAGCAGTAGGTTCTGCTGATTCTGACAAATTATAACGCTTCATTTTTGAAGCGCGTTGACCAGTTAGGTCTCTCCATAACTCACGTACATCAGGTTGAGCTAAAGTATCCGCCTGTACCATTGAATAAAATTGATTATCTGAGTTCTGCATCATTGCGAACCATTCTTCTAGTGTTGGTTTCTTAGGTAGTGCGGCTATTCTAGTCTTTAACCGACGGAACATTGGAAACAACTCTGTTTCATATTTGTCACCGGTATGAGGGTTTCTGCCGAATTTACGATTAATACCAAGATCGCTTAATTGCTTAAGAGGTCTTGGATGCTCAATATTTTCAGATACCCATGTATTAAAGTTTACAATCGTTGCCATTCTATTTTATTTATCCCTAGCGTAGATAAATAATAAGAAAATCAATAGTAATGATTCATAAATATCAACAATGGATTGAAGAATCTGAAAAAGTTGAAGCAAACGAGCAAGTGCCAACCGCTACTCCAGAAGTAACGGCAGCAACTGATGCAACCGCTTTACCGGTTACAACTGAAACACCAGCCGCAACTACTCCAGAAATTCCATCTGAACCAGAAATCGTATCAGCTGAGTCTGAAATTGAAGAATACCAAACTTTAGATAAAGCTCGTAGAGAAGCAATTAAAGCATTTAAAGAAAAACAAGGCGAATTCTTGGAAATTCCAGAAGACATTCGTAAAAACCCAGTTGAAGAAGCTGATAAAACAAAAGTTGAAGAATTAAAAACTGCTCTAATTGAACTTAATAAAACAATGAAAGCTGCAATTACTGCTTGGAATAAATTTAATTCAATGGCTCTTGGTATTGAAGATGACGAAGACATTGAACCATAAAATAACTAACGGACTATGTCAATTATAAAGAATTTTAAAGATTTTCTTAATGAAAGCTGGCATCCATATGATGCATACGAAACTGGCGAATCAGATTGCTGTGGTGCACCAATCATGCAAGGTGGAATTTGCTCAGACTGTAAAGAGCATTGCGATGTTCAACCCGAAGAAGAGGATGAATATCCAGAAGATCAAATGACTGATCATGAATTTGAACCTCGCAATCATGATGTTGAACCAGGCAGCGAGTTACCTAATGTTGAAGGATTTTAATGCAGTACCTACTAGAATATAACGATTGGACAACCCAACGGGAACAAGAACTCAATGAAGATTGGGGATGGGATGACTTGGTGCATCTTGGCGTTGATGTGGTTAGCGCAGTGGCTGATACGGTAGTTCCAGGGTCAGGCAGTGTTATTGACATAATTCATGCAATTTCCTATTCAATTCAATCAAGTTTTGCAAGTACTGAAGCTGAAAAAGTTTCTTTAAATATGCAAGGTTTAATAACTCTAGCATCAGTTGCTGCAATTAGCGGAGCTCAAGCACTTGCCGTTGCGCTAAAGGCCCAAATTAAAATAGTAATGGCTGCATTTACTGAGGGTCTATCTAATCCAACTGCTTTTAAATTAGCAAAAGCTGCTGCTCCGGAAGTTTCATCTAAACTTAAAACTTTGCTTGGAATGGTTAGCAATCTTGCAAAATGGGTTGGTCAAAAAATTCGAGAATTTAAAAATTCAGAATTAGGCACATGGGTTGTAAGTAAATTTGGTTCAATTGATATTGCAATTACTAAAATCAGTAATTTAATAACTCAAAGTATTCCAGCCTCAATTAATAAATTTTTACAATTTCTAGCAAAACTTAATCCATTAAAATTAGGCGCTCATGGTGCAACCGGAGAGACTAGCGAACTTGTATTAAAAGCCGCTGCTAAAAATTATGCAGCAGCTAAGGCTACTAATACTACAATTGCCGCAATTACAAATACAACAACTCAAACTAAAAAAGAGGTTGCTGTTCTAACTAAAAAACCTAGCTAATATAAAATGGCTGAAAATCAAACTTCTGGATTTATTGATACGTTCTTATCTAAACTTAAGGAACAATCATTTACTAT